GTTCTTATTGCCGCAAATAGACCATCTTCTGCGGACTTTAGAGTTCTATATAGATTATTCAGACCAGATTCAAGTGAAGTTGATCCATCCTTTGAGTTATTCCCAGGATTTGATAACTTAGTTGATACTGATGGTGATGGATTTGGAGATACAATTGTTGACGATTCTCTGAATACTGGTAAACCAGATGCTGAAGTTAGACCAAGTAAAAATGGTGAATTTTTAGAATATCAATTCTCAGTGGAAAATCTAAGTCCATTTACTGGTTACCAAATCAAGGTGGTTCTTTCATCAACTGATGAAGCAAATCCACCTGAGTTCCAAGATCTTAGAACAATTGCACTTGCCTGATATGATTAAAGTAGAAGGACACACTAATCTTTTTAGAGATGAAGAAAGTGGTGCTATCATGAACTTAGATACTGCTGGTTATCATGAATATGTTAAAAAAAGAAATATGAAACAAAAACAACGTGACGAAATTGATAGTATTAAATCAGAATTAGATGAGATAAAGATGTTACTAAAACAAATTTTAAAAGATAAGGACTAAGCTTAAATATAAATAAATATAGAATTTGATTTTAGTAAATGGCAGCAGTCTATACTAGTAATCTGGTTATTAATGCTGGCACGGATTATAGTCAAGTTTTTTCTTTAGAAAATAATACTTCCAGCTCCAACCTTGATTTATCACCGTATACGGTTTCTGCAATGATGAGAAAACATCATGGTAGTAGCACTGCAACGGTTTTTGCAGCACAGGTAACTGATGCAATTGCTGGAACTATTAGAATTGCTTTGGGATCTACTATAACATCTTCCTTAAAACCAGGAAGATATGTATATGACGTTGTGATTATCAATGGAAGTGGTGCTAAAACACGTGTTGTGGAAGGAATGGCTCTTGTTAGAGAAGGAGTTACTCGCTAATGGCAGACATCAGAGTTAGAGTAGGACAACAACCCGCTATTAAAGTTGTATCGTCCCTTGCTGGTGAAGTTAGTGGTACTTTAGCAAATTTGAGTGACGTTAATGTTTCCACATTATCTAATGGTATGGTTCTTGTTTATAACGGCGTAACAGGAAAATGGGACGCAACTTTAGAATTGACGCCAGGCGTCACTCAGAATTTAGACATCAACGGAGGTAGCTTCTAATGGCAAGTATCATCAGGGTCAAAAGATCTAGTGGTACTAATATACCAGGATCCCTTCAATGGGGTGAAATGGCATATGTCACTGGTATTGGTAGCTATGGTGGTCTGAACCAATATAAAGATAGGGTCTTTATTGGTGATGACGGATCCAACGTCCTATCAATTGGTGGACGTTACTATACCTCTATGATGGATCACCAACCTGGTACAGTCCAGGGTGTTGTTAATACTAGAAACTCGGATGGTGGCATAGTTGCCATCATGGATAATAGTAGAAAGGTCGATCAGTGGAATGTAGATAATCTTCGTTTAGATGGAAATACTTTTTCCAGTGAAAATACAAACGGCGACATAATCGTTTCACCAAATGGAACTGGAGACTTTATCTTTACTGGTGGAGCATCACAGCAATATAGAATTAACGATGGTGTAATTGATCGATTTATTGTTGATACAATTAATGGATCGACAACTATTAATCAAGGTACACTAACTGGAAATGAACCAACATTAGAATCTGGGGCAACCTGGAATAATCCTGGAGTTGCATTTACTGGTATTACTTTTAATGCAATAAATCTCGACTCTGCTGCTGGATCCAGCCTATTGCTATTAAGAGCAAATAGCCAGGATGTATTTTCTGTTGGTGTTAACGGAATTACAACTACAACGGGCATTGGAACAGTAGTTGCTGGTGCTGGTGGTCCAGGTAATTTCTTTGTACAAAATCTTTTAAGTGCTCAAACAACCACCACACAGAATTTAAATATTTTAAGTTCTTTATACCTTGTTGGTATTACAACCTTTACAGGTAGAATTAACCAAACTGGTTTATTTTACAATGAAGGTGGAGCGGTAATTGATAATATTGGAATTACATCAAATACCATCTCCACAAAACCAGGAGCAGGAAATCAATTATTCATTGACCCATATCCAGATGGTAGAAGCAATGAGGGAACTGTTATTATTAAGGGTGATTTGCAAGTTGATGGTACTACGGTCACTGTAAACTCATCGTCAACAACAATTAATGATGCTATTCTTAGACTTGGTGATGTAACAACTGAAAGAATTGTAATGAGTGATGCCCTTGCAGGTGTCAGTACAATTCGTCTAGATTCTGTTGTTGGACTGAATACAAATGATGTAGTTTCTGGAGCACAAAATCTATCACCTTCAGGTATTACTACTATCACATCGATTGATACTGGTAATAAAATTATTACCATCAATGACACTGTTCAGGCTGGTGGTATTTCTACAACAACCAGACTAACAATCACAACTGGTTATGATACTAATACTGATCGTGGTATTTCTTATCAATATAATACGGGCATAGGTACTGCATCCAATAAACTTGGATTCTTTGGATACGATGATAGCACTGGATATTGGACATATGTTCCAGACGCAACCAATACCAATGAAGTTATTAGTGGTGTTAAAGGAACACTTGATGTTGGTGCAATCTACTTAGATTGGGCAGTATCTGGTATACATACAAGAGGTGCTCTATATTTTGACGCTAATGGAAAAATTATTAGCACTAATTCACCAGAAACGGGATATGCATCTACTTCTAACTTTGTTTTAACAACTAATGCAAGTAATGTTCCTGTATGGACTGACGCAATCGATGGAGGTACGTTCTGAAAATGAATAGTGAAATTGATGTGAATCTTTTGGTTACTGTTTATAACGAAAGAATCAATGCTTTATATTCACAAAACATACTTTTAGAAGCAAGATTAAAATCTTTAATTAGAGATTGCACTGAAGAAAAAAATAAACTAATGATGGCAAATCTTGAGTTACAGAGACAACTTGATGTTTTAAGTGATAATCCTGCTTCTAAAAAAATATTAAAAGATAAACTTAAAGAAGAATCATCAGACTACGAAGAATAAGAGGTGAAAAATGGCAAAACCAAGTAGTAGACAGGAATTAGTTGATTATTGTCTGAGAAGACTTGGTGCGCCTGTTTTAGAAATTAATGTAGATGATGATCAAATTGATGATTTAGTTGATGATGCCATTCAGTATTTTCAAGAAAGACATTTTGATGGCGTCGAAAGAATGTATCTTAAGTACAAGATAACTCAAGATGATCTTGATAGGGGAAGAGCGAAAAATACAGATGGAATTGGAATTGTAACGACAACTGCTAGTTCTACAATTCCAGGATATGGGACAACCTCGTTTAATTTTTACGAAACATCCAATTATATTCAGGTTCCAGATTCAGTAATTGGAATAGAAAAAGTATTTAAATTCGACACCAGTTCTATTTCTGGTGGTATGTTTAGTATTAAATATCAATTATTTTTAAATGATTTATACTATTTTAATTCAGTTGAGTTGTTGCATTATGCAATGACAAAAACTTATCTGGAAGACATCGACTTTTTACTTACAACTGATAAGCAAATAAGATTTAACAAGCGCCAAGATAGATTATACTTAGATATTGATTGGGGAGCAGAATCAAAAGATAACTGGTTAATTCTAGATTGTTATAGAGCTCTTGATCCAACGTCATTCTCTCAAGTATATAATGACTCTTTCTTAAAGAAATATCTTACCGCATTAATTAAGAGGCAATGGGGTCAGAACTTAATTAAGTTTAATGGTGTTAAATTGCCAGGTGGTATTGAGTTAAATGGTAGACAACTATATGATGATGCAGAAAGAGAATTAGAAGATATTAAATCTAGAATGACCCTAGAGTATGAATTACCACCTTACGACTTTATTGGATAATGGCATTAAATCCCTTTTTTCTTCAAGGATCTTTTGGTGAGCAAAGACTCGTTCAAGAGTTAATTAATGAGCAGCTTAAAATTTATGGTGTAGAAGTTACTTATATTCCAAGAAAGGTTGTAGCGAGACCTGAGTTATTTGGTATCAATGATCTTAGAGAAATAACATCATCAACTTTTGATGATAATTTTTTAATAGAAGCATATGTTCAGAATTATGAAGGATATGCTGGATCAGGAGATATACTGACAAAATTTGGTATGTCTTTGCGAGATGAAGTGACTCTGGTCATTTCTAGAGAAAGATATGAAGATTTTATTGCACCATTTATATCTGGATTGCCAGAAGATGAAATTTTAGTTTCTGCCAGACCTAAAGAAGGAGATCTAATATTTTTTCCACTTGGCCAACGACTATTTGAAGTAAAATTTGTTGAGCACGAACAACCCTTTTACCAATTAGGAAAAAATTATGTTTATGAATTAAAATGTGAACTCTTTGAATATGAAGATGAAGTTCTTGATACTTCTATAGATGAAATTGATAGAACAATTGAGAATCAAGGTTATATCACAACACTTATTCTTTCTGGAGTTGGTGCAACAGCATCTGCAAATCCTACTGTAAACACAGGATATGTAAGACAAATATTTTTAAATGACGATGGAACAGGATATACATCAACCCCCACTATTACTTTTTCAGCACCTCCTGGAGGAACTCAAGCAACAGCGGTTGCAATCACAACAAGTAAGAATGGAGTTTATTCCATATCAGAAATACTCATAACAAATGCTGGAAGTGGACACACTGTTCCACCAACAATAACAATTAGTGGTGGAAATGGAGCTGGTGCAGCTGCTACTTGCAGCATAGAAGAGTCATATTTTGGTATATCTCAAATTACTGTTGGATCAAATGGTTCTGGTTACCCAACACCACCAATAGTTACAATTTCCAATCCAACTGGAATCGCTGGTGTTGCAACTGCTGGAATTTCTACTTTAGGTGCCGTTAACGCAATCAGTATTTCTAATGGTGGAACATTCTATGATCCTAATAAGAATCCTGTAGTAATATTCTCAACACCATCTCCAGTACCTTCTGGATTTGTAACAGCAACTGGATATGCTGTTGTTGGTACGTCTGGAACAATAACGTCTATTGTTATTACAAACACTGGTCTAGGATACACACAAGCGCCAACAATAAGCATTGGAAGTAGTTTTGCAGATAAGATTGGATTATCGACGGCACGTGCTGTAGCGGTCGTCAACAACGCCGATCAAGTCATTGGAGTAAGGATTGTAGATCCAGGAAATGGATATATATCTGGTCAAGTAACTGTTACAATTGCAGATCCACCAAGAATTACTGGTATTGGAACGTATCAATATAATGAACTTGTTGTTGGAGAGCAATCAAGAACTACAGCAAGGGTTAAGTCTTGGGATGTTGATACAAGAACTCTTAAAGTTGGAATAAATAGTGGAACCTTCTATGAGGGTGAAGATCTTGTTGGAGCAGCAACTTCTGCCATATACTCTATTTCTTCTTACGATAGAGATGACATTTATGACCCCTATGCTCAAAATGATGAGATTGAGGAAATAGCAGATCAACTTGTAGATTTTTCAGAATCAAATCCTTTTGGTAATTACTAATGTTAGGAACTTATTTTTATCATCAAATTATTAGAAAAACTGTAGTATCTTTTGGTACTATTTTTAATCAAATTTATATCAAACATCAAGGTGATGATGGTGTAACTATCAGTGATATGAGAGTTCCTTTGGCATATGGACCAAGACAAAAGTTTCTTGCAAGAATAGAACAGCAGGCAGAATTAAATAAACCAATTCAGATTACATTGCCAAGAATGTCATTCGAAATGAATTCTTTGCAATATGATGCTACAAGAAAAGCAGGTGTTACTCAAACCTTTAAAGCTAGTGATGGAAATAATTTAAAAAAAGTTTATCTACCAGTTCCATATAATATTGGATTTGAATTAAATATTTTAACAAAATTAAATGATGATGCGCTACAGATTGTAGAACAGATTTTACCATTTTTTCAACCAGCATTTACTATAACTATTGACCTTATAGATTCTATTGGAGAAAAAAGAGATATTCCTGTTGTCCTGGAATCCATTAATTTTCAAGATGATTATGAAGGAGACTTTTCGACAAGAAGATCGTTAATTTATACATTACAATTTACCGCCAAAACATATCTCTTTGGTCCAATTGCTGAGTCTAGCGACGGACTCATCAAAAAAGTTCAGGTTGATCAATATACTTCTCTTGATAGATCTGTTGCTAAGAGAGAGATGAGATATACAGTAACAGCAAAAGCACTTAAGGATTATGATGGTGATGCAACAACATTTATTACTGATGCTATAAACAAAACAACAGAAACTATAAACGTTAATGATGCAGCTCTTCTTTCTGTTAATAATAGAATTACTATTGATAATGAAATTATGTTAATTAACTCAATTGCATCTAATACACTTACTGTCCAAAGAGGATATGACGGTACTGTTGCTGTAGAGCATTCTGATAATAGTGCAATTAATGTTCTCACCGCTGCTGATGATGCAAGAGTAGGTCCTGAAGATGATTTTGGATTTAGTGAAACTTTTGATTACTTTAACGACTCTAGAAATTATAGTCCCACTCGCCAATTAGACATTTGATTTTAAGTTATGGCAAATTCTTTTGATAAACTAGATAAACTTCTCTCAACAGAGAGTAACATTGTTGAGGTTGAGACCGAAGTTAATGAAATAGAAATTGTAAAAGATCCTGATCAAAAGCAAGACATTAAAAAAGATTATGACTATACAAGGGCAAATCTTTATTCTTTGATTGAAAAAGGACAAGAAGCAATTAATGGAATTCTAGAATTAGCAGGAGAAGGTGGAAGTCCTAGAGCATATGAAGTTGCTGGACAACTCATCAAAAGCGTTGCCGACACTACAGATAAATTGATGGATCTTCAGAAAAAACTAAAAGATGTTGAAGATGAGTCGTCGAAAGCAACAACCACTGTAACCAATAATTCTCTATTTGTTGGATCCACTGCCGAACTCTCTAAGTTACTCAAACAAGGTTTTCTAAATAATAAAGAAGAGTCTTAGTATTTAATGAGTTGGTCTAACAAATATAAAAGATCAATAGATTGCGATAATCCTAGTGGATTTTCTCAAAAGGCTCATTGTGCAGCTCGCAAAAAAAGAAAAAGAGGAGAAGTGACTAAATCCAAATCTCCATTTAATGAAATGCACCAATTAAAGTCCCACAAAACAGTTGAGCAAATTGCAAAGAAGCATCGTTTAGATATTTCTTTTGTAAAAAGGCAACTTGAAATGGGGATTCCAATTGAGCACGAGCACACAAAGAATAAGGATCTTGCTGCAGATATTGCTCTTCAACATTTAGATGAGATTCCAGATTATTACACTAGATTAGTAAAGATGGAAAAAGATGCTAAGAAAGAGCATCGTAAAAAATTTAAAGATGTTAATGAAGATCTTCGTAATTGGTTTAATCCAAGTCACCCAGATGGTGGTTGGAAGCGTTATAACACAAAAGGAGAGGCAATCGGACCATGTGCGAGAGAAGAGGGGGAATCGAAACCCAAGTGCCTATCGAACAAAAAAGCATCCCAATTACGTTCTCAAGGGGGTGCAAAGGAGATTGCCAGTGCCGTAAGAAGGAAGAGGAAAGCAGATCCAGTAGCGAATCGCAAAGGTAAGGGGGGTAAACCAAAAATGGTATCAAATAACATAGGAGAGCAATCAGAAATGATTAGATATTGCCCCAAGTGCCAAAAAAATGAGACTCAACAAGAATGCAAATATGGTCCAAGTTTTTGGGCAATGTATTCCACACCACCAATGCTTACGACTAATCAAATGAAATTCGATATTGCTCAAGTTCATCCTGCTAATGAAGAGAAAGATCACGAGTACTCAATGGCAAGATCTGAACTTTCGACAATTATTAATGCAGCAAAAAGATTAAAAAAGAAAATGAAAGGTGAGGGCAGTATCGAAGCTTGGGTACAGTCAAAGATCACTAAAGCGGCAGACTATATTGATACTGCAGCAGACTATCTTGAGAGTGGAGAGCATAAGGTAGATGAAGCGTGCTGGACTGGATATAAGCAAGTTGGTATGAAAAAGAAAGGAAATAGAAATGTTCCTAACTGTGTACCAGAAGAGGTTTCACTAGAAGAAGAGAATAAACCAACCAATCCAGCATTATGGTCAAGAGCAAAATCTCTAGCAAAGAAAAAATTTGATGTTTACCCAAGTGCATATGCAAATGGATGGGCTGCAAAATGGTATAAATCAAAAGGTGGTGGGTGGAAATCTGTAAGTGAAGGAATAAGTTTTGAGATCGGACATACTGCTGCAGATGCAAGAAAAGCACAAAGAGATGATAAAATAAGAAAAAGAGCACAGTCTGGTCAACAAGGTTCAGACATTGCTAAAAAGAAATTAACTGGCATTGAGCTTCCACTGGCAGACTCTTATGAGTTTTCCGATTGGAGATCAGAGTTAGGTGAAGACTGGCAAAAAGTCAATCGTAAGGATAAAACTGATGGTCTGAGTCAAAAAGCAGTTGATGCTTATCGCCGTGAAAATCCAGGTTCTAAATTACAAACTGCAGTAACTGAGAAAAAACCAACTGGCAAAAGAGCTCAACGTAGAAAGAATTTTTGTAGTAGAATGAGTGGTATGAAAAAACGTTTGACTTCTGCTGAAACTGCTAGAGATCCTGATAGCAGAATAAATAGAGCATTACGTCGTTGGAATTGTAATTAATTATGGATCCCGATAAAATCACCCTTGAGAATCTGAATAAGAACTTTGAGTATGCAAAAATTTCACGAGAAATTGATGCTTGTGAAGAC